TTAATCTTTGGGTGGTTCAGGCCAGCTAATATCTGGGGCTTTACTGCAATCAATACGCATCATCAATACCCGGTATTTCTTCCATTCGGTAAGTGCGGCGGTTTCTTCTTCCGTCGCCATCCCCAAATCCACAGCATCCTGTAGGGGCGCAATAGCATCATTAGCCGTCTGCATTAGCCGTGACTTTTTGCTTTCTGCCAGTGCAATGAGTTCTTCTGGCGAGTAATCTGGCTGGTCAACCAGAACTGGCCCATCAGGCGTATGGTTAATGTATTTCCCCCGTTCCTGACCGAGGAACAGTGCGGCGTGCTCTTCCTCGCTGACGGGTATAAGGTCAGCGGGAATATCGTTTCCCTTAAGTTCATCTGCACTCAGCCAGAAAAAACCTTTTGCCGAATAGCTGTAGTAATATTGTCCAGTCATTATCAGTACCCCAGTGCAAACCATGAAATGCCGTATGCGGTATCAGCGCCAGAGTTCGCTTTGCTGGCCAGATAGAATTGCGTTTTGTTTACCGGATAACCATAAGCGTTATCAATCGCGCCGCCCTGCCCATCCTTATTTGTGGCAAAGACGGCAAAGCAGGTGTCATTGAATGCCCGTGGGAACGAGTAGGTTCCCCTGGCATTATCCACATTACCCCACTGCATAATCAGCCCCGTTGACTCATCACGACTCCAGCCTGAGAAACCGAATGTAGCCGTGTTTTTCTTATTAAAATTGCTGTTAACCCAGTCTACCGTGGCACGCGCATTAATATTTGCGTCGCGAGTAGCGAGTTGACTATTAACCCAGTCTACCGTGGCACGCGCATTAATATTTGCGTCGCGAGTAGCGAGTTGACTATTGAGCCAGTTTGTTAGCGCCCCACCCCATGCGGAGCCACTAATATCTCCGTTTGTGTTTAAAACAGCCTCTCCAGCTTTAATTAATGCCGGAGAGCGCAGCTCACCTGTTGCAACATCAAAAACCCAAAGTTTATCGTTAACCTCAAAATCTGTTTTCGCATGGAGCACAATTTGTGGGAAATTCGTCTCACCTGTAGTGAGTAATCCCATTGACGCAGCTACCGGATAACCTGACTGAAGACTTACAATTTGCTTCCATAAAGGAAAGTAATTGTTATCATTATTTTGACGCACTATTGCCGGGCTATAAAATGGTGCTCCGCTGGTAAGTTGAGAACCAAACCCTCCAGCCCCCTCTGTCGCGTTTCCGGTTGAAATAGCCCGAAAGATTTTTGTCAGTACCTTTCCGTGATGCTGTAATTCATTTTCACTAAAATACCCGGCAACAACACTATTGGCGATAAGGGAAATAATTCCGTCACCACCTGACTTAAACCCGGTGTCATTATCCCCAATCGCAATTGAACTTCCACCGATATTGTTATTAACATTTACGCCAAATGAAGATGTTTGCGGCAGCGTTAGTTTCCCGCTCATTTCATCGCCAGTTTTCTGGACGGCTCCTTTGGCTTTATCTACTGTGTCATTTAGACCAAGATATTGCAGGATTTCAGAGACAGATCCTTTCCCGATTAAGTCACGGCCTACAGAAGTAAGATCCGTCTGGGAGGCAGTATCGGTTCCTGTGAAATACGGAAGCTTATTATCACCAGTGGTAAGTGTAGCCAGTGCGCTCAGGGTTCCATCAAGAGGCTGAGATACTTTATTCAGCGCATTAACAAGCTTCGTAATAAATCCAGAAAGGCTACCATCATCCATTACATTCACGTTTGCCTTATCACTTACAAATTGAGCAATGGCAGCAGCAATAAAGGTGGACTGTCTAAGCACCTTATTAATTTCATTAGACTTTGCCACCCCTGAGGAAAATCCAGTTGACAATGCAGAAAGTGCCTCATAATCAGCCTGAGAAATAACGTTAGCCCCACCAGCAATGGAAAAGGGTTTGAACTCATTTGTTGGCATTTTTAACTCCAATATCCGGCATCATAACCGGTGATAACTGTACTTTGTGTGTCAAAGCCAAAGAGAGGGTGAGCAGGATCGATAACGTTGAGGCTTTTCACTCTGACGCCACCGGCTTTAATATTCAGTTCACCCGATTTGATAACGGAAATAAGCTCTGCCGATGTGTTCGCTATTCCGTTAATGGCGATAGCGTTTATCGTGATGCTCATGTCCTGGTTGTCTATGATCTGCATGTCGATGCCGGAACCGGCAAAGATGATTTCGAGAATGTCCTCAAGATGGCCGATCGTGCCATCCCAGGTATTAATTGCTATTTGCGCCTTCAGCACCATGCGATACACGTCGTCGCTCAATTGGGTAAACCCAGCATCAGGATCAAACGGTCCTTTCCAGCTCCCCTGGTCCCACCCGAGCCCTTCCGTATCCCACGAGAAATAAACATTAGTGATCGGAACACTGACGTTTCTGCCTCGCCCAACCCATTCACCAACAACGTCGAGCTGTACTCCCACAGCCTTATCCAGGTCAAACTCACGAATAAAGTTTTCCTGTGCTTTAACAATGTCGGTGAATGGTCGGGTGATAAGATCAATGTGCTGTTCAAATAAAGGCTTAGTGGCGTGATAGTTCGTTATTTTTTCGGTGTATTTACTCATACAGGCGTCACCTTGATATTGGCAATGTCACCCGCTGCGGCTTCGTTAAAAAGAATGTCCACATTAGCAGCACTTACACTGGCGACAGACTTACCGATTTTTAGTGAGGTGATATCGTAATAACGGCTTTCGCCTCCACTCATTACGCCAAGATTTGCAGGCGAATAAATCCGGCTAATCAGAACGCTGTCGCCAATCCTCAGACTGTTGATGTACTTCGCGATCTCCGCTTTCATCTGTTCGGCAACCTGTGACGTATAGCCCGGATAGGTGGTCAGCTCGATATCAACAAAAATGCTGACAATAACCGGCCTGTTGAACCGAATGGTTTTCGGTTCGCCATACTTTCCGGTGATGTCCACTGAGGTGGTGCCAAAGGTGTATGTTCCCTGATCCTTCTTTTTCGACAGGACAGTAGCAATCTCGTTGGCGTCGCCCCCCTCCACTACGGCGCAAATAGAGTGTTCAGGCAGACCGTTGCTGTCAGCAGTATCGGTGTCGTTCTCGTAAATACGTACTCGCGTAACCCCGGCAACATCCAGTAGGGCGCCGTCCATACCGTCAATCGTTGTTTGTGAGGGTAGAGCCGTGCTTCTTGACTGCCTGACACGCAGTTGCGGGTCATTCTCTCCTGGTTGCCCGGGCGTAGCTGCCGCCGGGTTGGTAGCGGAACGCCATCCCCTTGTCGGGGTTGCAATGTTTTTGATGGTGCCAGCCAGTGCCGCGACTGCCCCCGGTGTAGTGCAGGTTGATGTGACAGTCACAGTCCCTGAAGGCGGAATATTGACGTTTACCGGAAGCGCCCATTGCATCCCATTATCATCTCGCACAATACCAGCTGTAATTAGCGTTCCTGCCTCACCTTCCAGAATCAGGTCGGAAGTGGATTTTGTCGGCCCCTTTCTGACAATGCCGTTAATCTTAACGTTACTTGAAAGCGCGCGGCCAATGCCTGTTGATGGGGAGAAGGAGTTATAAACAGCAATTGCTGCATTGTTAGCATCATGAATCCCAAGCGCATACAGGGCCACCATCTGACCGTCTTTGCTGTCCGGCTCCAGATAAGCGTCACTGCCGTAAATCTGCTGGAAATAGCTCGTCAGGGTATCGAGTATCGTCTGGTAATCAGGCGCACTGATCCCCTCAGCGGTTACCGTTGCCGATAAGCCGAGTGTGTCCAAATTGAGGGCCATTTATGCCTCGCTGGTTACTGTCGTTGTTCCGTAGATGGTGTCGATTTCAGCGAAGAACTGGACGCGGCGCGTCGTCGTATTCACTGTCGTATTGAAAGAGAGGATGGATTTAACGCCCCGCGTTTCGAGGATGCGCTTACGGATCGCCAGGTTATAGGTTTCCGGCTTCTGCTTACCGAGTACGGACTGAATCCACGGTGTCCCCTCGGTGGTGTCGAGGAACCATTGCCCGTACCATAATTCGAATCGCGTTTTCACGGCCTGCGCCACTGCCTCCGGAGAGTTAATCAGCCAGGTATCATCGCCGCTGCCAAAGGTGTAATCACCGTCGGCGTCTTCGCGTCTGTATCGCATCAGTTAGGCGCTCCTGTATTACCGCCGCCGGTCTGTACACCGCCATGCGTATGCGTCATCAGGCTCTTACCACCAGCTTTTACATCGTTAGTCACCGTGACAGGGCCGAGCATCGTCGCGGTACCGCCACTTTCGCCCATCCCCTGAGAGAGGTTCCCGTTTATGGTCACGTTGCCGTTTAACGTAATGGTGGGTGATGTGATCGTGGTTCCTCCTTCTGCATTCGCTGTCAGCGTGCCGGGAGTTTTAACCGTGACGTTATGAGCTGCGGCCACTTCCACAAACGCAGCGCCATCATCTGTACGTAGCTGCGCGGCGCTGGTGCTGATTCCGCTGATTTTCTGCGCCTGAGACTGCGGCCCGACGATACAGAACGCATCCGATAAATCATGCACCCGGTCGTCAACAGGCTCCTGCACCCCGCCGTTCTGCCACCAGAAATCGATGCAGCGATCGGCGAAAATCACCAGGCATTCATCACCGGCTTTCACCGGGAACGTTAGCGTGCATCCCCCGCCGCGCGGAAATACCACCGGCACATCCACCAGCAGCGGGTAATTTTTGGTAATGCGGTTCCCGTCGTTATTAGTTTCAATCGAGCGGATAGCAGGCTGCACAACCGCCGTCACCGCGTCAGGATCGAATGACTGGACGATGCCAGGCAAAGCGACTCGGATCTGGTTCTTTGTGGTTTCCCGCTCAGATTTGAATGTTTCGGCAAGGTCGCCGCTTCGGGTCTGGTCAGATACTGCCATTTGGTAGGCTCCAGAAAGCAAAAAACCCGCCGGGTGGCGGGTTAGTTGAATGTTTTATAGGTCACAGTTCGGTTTTTGTCTCCTACCGTCCCGTAGCACTCTATTGTATGAGTGATTCGACTATTGAAGGCGTTCATTCCAGAAAAATGCAAAGTAAAGTAATAAACTTGCTCTCCATTTTTCTCGTCGATTCCGCTTTCTGTCTGTTCGGTTTCGAATGTGTCCGGCAATGATAAAGAAGATCGGGCGATATCCTTACAGGTAAATATCACTTCATTCTTTAAAAGAACGTCCTCTGACAAAGTAGGAGCATTGCTTGATTGTTGCGCTGCAGCCTTTTCAGGGGCTTCAGTGTTACCAGACACTTTATCAGTTTCATTGTTTTTATGGTTTCCAATTAAATAACCTACAACAATGACAACTAATAAAACTATTTTCTTTGACCTGCTGACCGCCATAAGCAAAGTCCATTAATTATTTTAATCAGAAACTTTTTTGCAGGGGAAAGAGCCGATAACTTTCGGCGCATCCATGCTGTTCTGCAGCAGTTGGACATTCAGGAATCGCGTTTCGGTACCCGGACGGCGAATGTATTCAAAGCCATAATTGTTGCCATCTTTAGCAGGCATAAGCCCCATATCAATCTTAATGCCATCAGCACCAAGATTTGTAATTTTCTGCGATGTGACGCGTTCACCGTTAATCATGTCCATTTCACCCAACCTTGCAGTGATGGTGTAAGGCCCACAATAAGCGGTGTACCCGCTTGCTGATGCCCCAAATGACATAAAGGCAACAATTAAAATGGCTAAGGCTTTCAAATTTACCCCCGATTAAGCGAGTCCTGAGTGCGGAGATCCGCCGCGCCACGCGCTTCGCACATCATATCCATGTACCACGCCTGGCCCCTTGTGTCGCCAGTGTACATAATCCCGCGCACAATATAAACGCCATCCGTTGCGATGCTGGCAGGCTGCGCCGTGGTGCCGCTGAGCGTAATATTTCCGTCCGTGTTCTGGTCGGTGATCTGCCCACCGGCCATAGCGATATCATTGTTCGACAGCGCGGTGCGATACACGGAAGCCTGATCCAGCTGAATAAGCCCGTTAACCCGGATATTCGGGTTAATCAGCGCGCGGACGTTTACGCCGTTGCCGATGGTCTGCTGCGGCATACCGATAAGCCCGGTGGCGCTGTTGAGCACTATCGCGTCGTGAACATACTCGTTATTCGCCACCATCTGCCGCTGGCCGTCCACGAACTGCCATGTTGCGCCACATTGTCCGGCCACGTTATCCATAAGATGCCGTGTCATGCCAAACAGCACCCGGCCACGGGGGAACACAGTAGCAGGCATTTCAGGCGTCAGGCCTTCGGTCGCGCCTTTGGCCTCGAAGTCTTTCATCAGCGCGCGGTTCACGTCTGCGACCGTGTAACCGGCCGCCAGCGTCTGCGAGGTTATGCTGGTGGCAAAAGCCAGATCCGTATCGGCTGCCTGAATCAGGACGTAGGAATCAATAGGGCTGTCTTTACCGGTGACCGAGTAGCGAATTTCGCCGCTGAAAATAAGACCGTAGTTCCGACCATCACTCTGGCCCACGTCCGCCGCGTCGACTTCGCGCACGGTCCCGACGTCGCTTGCCGACACCTCCGGCGCGATACCGTCGTAACCGGCAATCAGCCGCACTTTCGAAAACTCCTGTCCGGTGATGCGGTTTACCGTATCAGCTGACAGGTTGTAGATTTTGAACGTACCCACCCGCGACGCGCTGCTGATGTTGAACCAGTCGATCGTAAAGGTCACTTTAAAATCGCTGAGCTCAATACCCTGCCCGTTCTGGTCCACGAGCTGCAGCTCGAAATGTCTCATCCAGTTCTGTGACATACTTACTCCGTTGATACCAGTAAATGACTGCGGCCGCCCAGGTCGGTTTTCGTCGGATAATCCTGTGTGCTGTCGTCACAGACCACCACCAGCTTAAAGCCGAGCCCCATATAGGCGTACTGCGCCAGCAGGTCAGCGCCTGTGACGAGAGGAATACCGGAGATTACCGGCTCCCCTCTGTCGTTCTGCAGGTCCATAATCCAGTACAGATCGCGCCAGGTGATACTAATCCGCCAAGTGGTCCCCGCCAGGATGATGCTGAATTGCTGGTTATCCGCTGTCAGCGGGATTTCCTGAATTGCCATTAGCCGAGCCCCAGTAATGACGCCGCGTTACCCGTGATGCTTTTCAGCAGCGAGGTATTTGGCGGCTTAGTGGTTTTGTTGCCGGTATTCAGTACCGCCGACGTGCTGGCCCCGTCCTTCATGTTGGTTTTATCCGCGACGGTGATCTGCTGCGTCTGCGAGATAAGAACCTCCCTCAGGGTGAGGACGGCAGACAGGACGTTTTCGGTTGTCTTGTCTGTCGTCACTTCCAGCGCGCGGATCAGCATGTTGCTGTACAGCCGTTTGCCAGTCACTACATCGAAAGGAATACGGCTCGCCTGCAGGTCGAGTATCTCCTGATACGTCTGCTGGGGACTCAGCCCGAGCAGGCTGGTAGCCGTCAGGTTACTGGCAAAATCCAGCAACGATCCGCCACCAGCGAAACCGACCTCCATCACCACTTCAGACGGTTTTTTGTAGGCATGGTCAGCGATAGCGGCCCCGACCTCGACAGGGTGCTCTGTTATCTCCAGCGTGTCGGTATGCTTCTCAGAAACAACCACACTGGGGACAATCATCCCTATTTTCCGGCTCTGCTGCTGAAAGAGCGTAGAGAGAATATCCATTAGCCCACCTTCGTTTGATTACCGCGCATGACCTGGGCGTTTGCCGACTGCTGCCGACGCTCGACCTCGGTACCGACAGAACGCGGGTCACCACCACCGTAGATGTGATAGGTGTTTTGTTGCTGTACCTGAGCCCCGGGCGCGGGCATGTTGCTTAACACCTTCGGAATGTAGTTGCGGGTTTCCTGAGGCATAAGGGCCATCCCGTGCTTCTGCACGTTCCCGATCCCCCAGTTGTATGAGGCCAGCGCCTTGCTCAGGTCACCACCGTTAGCCTTCAGCAATTGAGAGAGATATTTAGCGGCCGCCTGAGCGGCCTTTTCAGGATTGAATACGTCGTTCCCGCGCAGGCCCATATCACGCGCGGTGCCGTCCATAAACTGAAACAGCCCTTTAGCGCCAGCACCTGAAACAGCGAACTGATTTCCGCCCGATTCCGTGATGGCCACACTGCGCAGCAAACCTTCCGGAAGCCGGTAGAGCTGTTCCAGGCTGGTGAGCATCGGTTGCATCCATCCCAGCAACTCAGAGCCTGCTTTTGATGGCTGCGGCTGCTTAACGCCTGCAAGAGGTAAGCCACTCGCATCTGTGGGGGTAAATGCTGCCGCCTCTGCAGTCGGGAACATTCCATCAGCAATTTGCTTAATACCCTCTGCAATTTTGCCGAGCACTCCGGTACTACGGCCGTGATATTCAGCAGCCTCTTTCCGTGATTTTTCCTGCGTGCCGTTCAGCTCATCAATCTGGGGGTCGCGCTGGTCGTCATGAATCCCGCGCCCCTCTCCAGCCTCGCTACCAAACAGCCAGCCTTTGACGGTTTTACCGACATTGCGCGGATCAAATCCCAGCTTGTCGTTCAACCACTCCGCCGTCTGGTTAGCGCTGTCCGTCACTTCTGGCATTGCAGACGGTTTATCACTCCCCTGATTCAGTAGCTGCCTGCCAACACTGGCTGCATCGGCCCAGCGACCGTCTTTAATGGCGTTCAGCAGGTCGGCGATCATATTCAGCATCCTGCTGAACTCGCCCATCTGGTCGATGAAGTTGCTGAAATCCCACTTCAGAGACCATGATTTCGGATCAATGTTGAGCAGTTTCGCCAGCGCTTTCGCAAGGTCGTTAACGGTCGTTTTAAGGTCACGAACCATCTTCAGCGCAGCGTCGACTTCCGGCTTCCACTTGCCCCAGTCAATCAGGCTATCGCCGCCTTCCTTCCAGGTCTGATAGTCCTCCCACAGAAGGGCAATCCCCGCCGCCAGCGCGGTAATGAGACCAATCGGCGACATCCAGAACGTACTGTTCAGAATGCGCAGCGCAATCGTCAGCGCGCCAAACAGCGAGATGAGCTCCCGCGTTTGCTTATCCAGCGATTGCCACCAGGTGATAAGGCTGGATGTCCCCTCAATAAGTCTGAAGAACAGCCGCCCGATAATGTCCCCGAGCGCCAGAATGCCTTTTATGGCTTTCGTCAGGGTTTGCTCGATGCGCGGGAAGTTATCCAGGATGTGGCGGCGCAGCGTGTCCAGCGAACCCGCCAGGCCACCAGCAAGATTAGAGCCGATTTTGTCACGGGCCATGCCTGCCATCGCGCCGAACTCGCGCAGGGAGGTCATGAATTTGTTGGAGCTTCTGGCCGCCTCGTCAGCATTGAAGCCGATAGCTTTCGCCATTGCACTGTACTGCCCGGAGAAACCGCCCACACCCCGGCGCATTGCCATCAGGGTATTTTCGTCAATGCCCAGCATCTGCGCATACTGGTTAGCCCGGTAATACGGCATGCTGCTGAGCTTCTGACCGACACCCGTAAAGATAGCGGCCATGTCGCGCATGTTGCCGCTGGCGTCACGGGTCTGTACGCCCAGGCGATTCAGGAAGCCTTCCGCGCCGGGATTGTTACGAACAAACCGGGAGAGGCTTTCCAGAGAGGTTCGCGCCGCGTCAACGCTGCCGCCCACCTGCGAAACCGCATAGCCAATAGACTGAATCCCCTGAACCGTCGCGCCGGTGCGCTGTGACGCCCAGTAGAGATTATCCAGCCCCGAGGCGATCTTAGCCGTGAAGGCCACCACGGTAAGCGCGGCACCTTCGACGGCCAGCCCCATTTTGATGGCGTTTGCGGTCGTACCGGCGAGAACAGAGTCGAACTTTGACGCGCCTGCTTCATCGATATCAAAACCGAGCGAGACGAGGAAATCTTTAATAGTCTCAGCGTTCATTATCCTCTCTCCATTTCTCAATACGGCGCTGGTTGTCTGCCTTAACGGCCAGGTGGTCATTCATCAGCGCGATATCGCACAGATCGACTGATCCATCCTTCAGCGCGTAATAAGGGATTAACCCGGCGTCAACCGGGTCAAGGAGATAAGACAGCCCGTCAGGCAGGCTGTTGAGGGTTAACCCTGAGGCTGGCCCGGCGTCGCGCTGGTAGGGCTCACGGGCAAAAAATTTCCCAGTGAATCGGCGACCACCCGCGCCACCAGCTGCAGCATGGTCAGCAGATCGATATCATCGAACATCAGCTGACCGCTGTTGAATACCGGCGTCCATCCGTCCATGTGTTTGCGTGATACAACGGCCAGGCACGGATGAATAATCGCGTTGGTGTCTTCTTCGGTCAGGGAAGACAGTTCCTCAGCGATACGCGGGAGTAGGGTTTCAAACACCGGTTTCAGCTGATCGAATTTCACGGTGTCGATTTTGCCATCAGCAGGCAGAAGGGAGCGAATGCTCCCGAAATCTGACATCATGCCCGCCAGCACCGGCAGCAGTTTGCGGGTCACTTTCAGCTGGTCAAAAACGCTGAGTTTTGCCACGCGGTAATCGTGGCCTTTGATTGAGCATTCCATCTGTTAAAACTCTCCGAGAACCTGGTCGATTTTGCCGCAGTCAAACACCCAGGGCATCGTATTACCGGCTTTAGCGTTGGCGTTATCCGGTTGTTTCTGGAACGCCACGCTGCGCGCCGTGATGATGTCTCCGCTCACCTTGTTGCGGATCACAATGACGTTGTTTCCCCAGGTACCTGAGGACTGACTCTGCGCGTTGTACGCCAGCGACAGCTTTTTGTTTGTCGGCGAGGTCTTCAGCAGGTTGACGGTTACCGTGCCGCTTTTATCCGCGTGCAGGCTGTGCATCACTTCGCCGTCAGCGCCGATGGTCATGGTATTTTTGGGGCCGCCCATTGCAACGGTGATCCCCTCCTCTGAACTGGCGGAACCGTAGCCCAGATCAATCTCGCCGGTCGGGCCGGAGAGGGACGCCGTGACGTCCATAAAAGAATAAGTAGCCATTCATGTCTCCTTAGCGAACGACGTTGATCTGCACATCAGCGAAATGAACCGCACCCGCCAGCTTACAGGCCACCTGAATAACCGGTGCCTTACGTGCTTCACGGTCTGCCTGCGCCTGCTCGGAAATCGGCTGCGCGTAGACGTAATAGCCTTTTGTCAGCGTGTCGCCGGAATCCAGTTGCCCAATCGGGCCACCGTTCCATACGCCAGCAGCCACCAGCCCGTTCGTGACGGACTGATCCATCGACTGCTCAACATTGGAAAGCAGACGCGTAACGCCAGCATCGGTCTGTGGGACTTTGGTTGTGCTGGTGTAGAGCAGGTTGTACAGGTTGGTCTGAACGTAGTTCTGCAGCCAGTCGAGCCCGTGGCGTTCGTCGAAGAAATCACCGCTGGACATTACGCCCTGCTGCAGGATGGCCGTATCGTTCTGGTAGTACACAAATACGTTGCAGTTTTTGGCATCCAGCGCCGCCGCCTGATTGGTGGTCAGGGTTTCATAGGTGATCCCCGGCTCCTGTTTGAATTTCAGGGTAATGGTGGTATTGCTGCCGTTGAAATTGACAGTAAACGCGCGACCGAAAGCTGAAACCGCTGCATAAGGGCTGCTGGTGGAATGCTGAATAAAGGTACGGGCATACTTGCCAGCCTTTAATTTCGACGCAACATCGGTCGTCGAAGTCGTGCTGATAATATCGGCGTCGGCAGATGTTACCCCGAAAATGCGGCTCAGGCTGGACGCTTCGATGAGTTTAGCAACCTCAATCACGTCATCAGCATCAAGCACATCGCCGCCATCAGCAACATCATCAGCGACAACCAGCCCATACCAGTTGGTATATTGCAGGCAGGCATTAACAGCTTGCACGATGGTTTCCACGCTTCCACCTTCGGAAGAGGTCAGCGTCTTCGCCCAGCGGCCAACATAAACCTGCGTCGGCTTCGGCGACTGGCTGAAGAAAACCTGCGCCGCTTCATATTCCGGGCTGTCGACTCCGAAGTCCTCGCCAATGTCCTCAACGGACGCATAAAGGCGAACGCGCTCCTGCACCGGAATGACAGTGGAAGAACCGAGAATCAGCAGCGCACCGAAGTTACGACCAGTAGCCGCTTTCGGCGAGATGATCACATCAACGTTTACAACGTTGGATACAGGTAAGCCCTGCGTCATAGTTTATTCTCCAAAAAAGGTGACTGGCGCTTCCACCAGCGATTTAATGCCGTACTCGCGCACAACCTTCCGGCGCAGGCGCACCGTCATGTCGTAGCGGCGAACCCATTTCTGGTTGATAAGTTCGGGGAAAGGGGTCAGACCGGTATAGTCGCCCAGAGACAAACCAAGCGCGTTCAGCTCAGCATTGTTTTGCGGGACAGATATGCCATCGCGAAAACGGGACGCATAAGACATACCAGCCGGGCCATAGAACGACGCCATGCACTCGAACGTTTCATGCCGCCAGAGCTGAGCGCCCTCGTCGGTCTGATTGGTGAATGCAGGGTTGTTATCAATGAGCAACCCGGTAACGCCAAACGCGCACCAGTTCGTTTCAACGGGTGGCAGTGGCGGCTGATTTTTCTGCCAGCGCGGACGAACCATTCCAGACGGCAAGCCGGAAACATTGCGCATCCACTGGCTTAGCAGCCTGTCGAGCGCTTCGTCATAATCCGGATCGCCACTGGTTGGTATCAGCCAGCCGCGCTCTGTGCTGGTGTTATTGCTCAATGGGAGTTCCCCCATCAAACGGCAGTAATTCACAATGAGCCTGGACGAAGCCAGCACCGTAAGCGGTATACGGGTCGACGAACGTCACACGATAATCACGGTTCTGATACGTCACGATATCGGCATCACGGCCAGTCTGCCCCTGCGTAAGTCGTTCAGTCGTCACGATAAGAATCGCGCCGCTGATAACCTGCCCGGCCTGCATGCGGCGGTTTTCCAGAGAGCGGTCAACGGTAACAACCCCGGCAAACTGCGTTTTAACTTCGCTGTCGCTGCCGATCCCGTCCTCGTCCACCGTTTGCGCGCGACGCGTTACCCACAGGTTGAAGTCGCAAAAATCGGGGTCAAAAAGCACGTCTGTTACATCAAGAGTCGGCATCTTTATCCCTCACAACATGGGTAATGGCTCTGCGATATTGCCCGGTGTCGATTAGTGGTTTCACCAGATCGGTTCCGGGGGACTCGCCAGCAGCGCGTCGGGCAAGCTCCGCTTTCGCCCCTTTACGCCCTCGACGCGCGCGGGCTTCAACGGTGCTATCAGCAAGCGGTGTAAAGCCGGTAATAGTCATGTAACGCCTGACGCCATTAGCGGCCAGCGTTCCGGCGCGGTTGAGCGCTCTTTCCGCACCCGCCGCATTACCATCAAGCGCAGCCTGCGCGGCTGCTTTGAGCTGCGGCACCGTCTGTTCCTCTACCGATTTAACGCCAGGGATCAGATGCGGGCGTGGGGGGATGTTTTGCGCCGGTGAGCCGTATTCATTAACGTAGCCGATCCCCGCATTACCAAACGGAACATCTTCACGCTCGCTGTCTTCCGAAGGGATGCCGACCAGCACATCCTTTTTGGTTAGCGACCTGAGCGCATCCAGAATGGCCTGAGCGTTATCAACCCTCGTTGTTACACCGCTTTTGAAACTCATAGCTGGCGACCGCCCGCACCGAACATCGTGATCAGCTGATAAAATTCAGCGCCATATCGGGTGTTATTCCAGAAGCCTGCGTCAGGGTTTAGCGTTGCGCTGGTGTCATAGCTGACGCTTACCTTGTCAACGGACTTAGAGGACTGAACACCATTGGTTGAACCGCCCGGACCGCCAACCAGCATTGCCCGGCTATCTGCCGCCCAGAGCGTCATGTAATGAGCCACGAACAACTCGGCAAAGTACGGAAACAACTTTTTGCCGGTGACGTTTTCGCTCAGCAGTTCATCGGCCAGATTCAGACGGAACTCGATTTGGACGTCGGGATATTTTGCCGGGTCAGCAAACTGCGGGAAGTCGCGCCGAAAATCACTTACTGTTGGCAGGCTTTGATTCTTTGGCATCTTTCGCCCCATTACCGCCAGTCTGGGCGGCAGCAATCTGCGCTTGCAGGCTGTCGTTCTGCTCTTGCAGCTTGAGCAGCGCTTCTTTCAGATCGGCAATCAGCTGATCTTTATCGACAATCTGCTTATCTTTGTCGGCAATCTGCGCTTGCAGGCTGTCGATAATGGGTTGCAGATCATCGGTGTCGCTAATCACGCTTTCTGAAAGCTCAGAGTGCGCCTGGGTGAACCAGTGAGACGCGACCTCTTCCGGTACGTTATGCCGCCCCCGGCCAAACTCCTGTTTTGACTGATCGCCGAGCGTCAGCGTAAACGGAGTATGAACATGGATGGTAACCAGCTTTTCTTTCGCCATTTTCAGTTTCCTTCTGGCCCCTTTCGGGGCCGTTCTGGTTATCAGATACCGTCCACGTAGGACAGGGTTTCTTTGTACACTGGCTCAACCGCACCGAGCTTGCCGTAGTAGGTCGCAATCTGGTACAGACCGCGATACTGGACAGGAACGCTCTGCAACGGCACCAGCGGATAGCGCACGTATTTTTTGTCGTTGGTGTAGGCGACCATACGGTCTTTACCGCCAACTCCGCGCCCTTTCAGCCATTTAACCGCTTTGATTTCCAGCGGAACGCCGTTCTGGTGGAAAGCGATAGTGTTCACAGCCAGATAGGTCAGCAGCGACTGGTTACCCGCTTCGGAAACTTTACGGCTCGCCAGCAGTGAATACTGTTCTGGCGGAATGCGCAGATCAGAAGGCACGACGGAATAACCGGATGCTGCCCAGGCATTCGACAGAATGCTGTTCACGCTATCGAGGATCTCGTCGTTGGTGGAGTTAGCCCAGGTCTTCGGCGCATTGTTCAGCGTCACACCGACGAGGTTTGCCAGCCCTTTCAGGCCGAGCGCATCATCGCCGATGTAAACCTGCTCGTCGTTGTCCATCTGCCATTTGAGCTGCATCCCGTCGTACTTCTGGGTATCAATCGGGCGGCCTACCTGCTGAGCTGCTGCCAGCTCTACAACGGTCCAGCCCAGTTCCATACCCCAGAGGTTCAGCGGATTGCCGTCTTTGCCGATATCAACGTTCACGCCAGCAATAGCAGTGGAGTCTTTGCCTACCCAGTTTTTACCGTTCGGATTTGCGCCAGTACCCGCAGCGCCAAAGCTGGTGTTAGTCCAGCTGGAAATGTCATCTGCGATAGAAACGTCTTCACGCAGCTGAATATCGCGGGTCCACGTGTAACCCACCAGCGGCAGGTTCAGCGCCGGGTCGAGTCGCTCCAGCTCCCCGATGAGAAAGGCACCAGAGCTATCAACGGTTGCCTGATCAAAAGTAATCATTCGTCTGTTCCTTAAATCTTCCAGGAGATTTCTGCATTGCCGTTAGCGTCACCGGCCCCTGTGAATTCGGCGTTGGTCAGCGCCACGTTTTTGCCACTGACTGACGTGGACATGAAGCCGCCCAGCGGCACGTCAATGGTTGAGTCGAGCGAAACAACCACGTAGACAGGCGCGCCTTTTTTGATGGTGCTGGCATCGAAGCCAGATCCGAGGTTAACGGTCATGTAGCCACGCTTCATGGCGTCGCCCGGGAAATTCTGATCCGTGCCCACCTGGCGAACCATGTCTGGCTGCGATGTGGTCGGATATGGACGAACGTAGATACCCTTCACCTTGTCGGCGGTGTCACCGTCCGCCAGCGGCACGAAAAAGCCGTCAGCGTCGTATTTGCCAGCCAGACCATAGGCGGCGAAGGCGTTAGCGGATTTAAGGATCACCGGTTCGACGGTTAAGTCCTGCGGGCGAGAGATAGCCCCGGCAATGCCAACAGGCATCCGGTACAGATATGCAGTCATTGGATTATCCTTTGCGGTTAGACCAGAAGTCGGCGTTTTGTTTGTTCAGGGAAGCGATGCTGGTCATGCCCATATTTGGACGTTGTGCATCGCCCGTGGTGCTGCGGGTGTTTCGCCCTTTGGCAATCTCTGACACGGCGTTAAACGCCATATCGACCGATTGCTTGGGCAATTTGCGGATATCCGCATCACCGACAACCTGGCGAACCAGTGTTTTGTCAGCGGTAGCCAGCACATCACGTTTGAACGCGGTCGGTTTCACCTTACGGCTCAGATCGATACCCGGAACGATAACCTCGGCACGATAAGCAGCGTCACCGGTAATCGTGGTTTCCTCTTCGTCGTCCTCACCGTCGCAGGTAGGGTCTTTGTTATCTTTGCCGTCAGGCTTATCGTCGTTATCGCCCGTTGCAGTACCTTCCAGCTTAGCCAGCAGGGCTTTGAGCAAGGTTTTGATATCGTCCTCGCCGTCGCCGGTTGGCTCTCCGCCCATTTCCGGCTTTTTATCCGGCAATGGTTGCTGCGGTGAAAGGTTAATGTTGAGGTTAACGCCGCTCGGCAGATCCCCTTCATCACCCGTTACCGCCGCTGGCGCAGAGTCCAGCAGTTCGTTCATGGTGTCAGCGTCACCCGTTTTGATGGCCGTGCGCATGCGGGTCCACCAGCTTTTCTTTTGATTTGCCATTGTGTCTCTGTCTCCAATTGCACAACGATTTCCGGCTCTGCCTTTAGGGACAAGAGCCACATGGTTTCCGGTAATATCGACCTGCTCGGCTTTACCTGGCTCGGTCTGCTCGTACTCCGCGTCATAGCCGCACGACACTTCGCGCAGACCATCTTCGATAAGCTGAATGGCGCTTTCGTCTTTGACGATAAGGTCTGCCAGCATCAAATCAGACTGGTCACCAGTCCCGCGCCGCACGTTCTGAAGATGCCCGACAGCAAGCTCTTTCCAGTTCTCGGGATTTACCAGCCGCACATTCCCGTTTTCATCTTCAGGATGCAGGATCGTGATGCTCATCCCTTCGAATGAGGCGAGCGTGGCCGGATGGAATACCTGCTCAGGAGAGCGCGTTACGACTATCTCACCGAGCTTGTCGGGTTTGAGGTTTGGCAGATCGGCAGCGCCGTAGAGCTGTTTACCCGTTCGACCTATCGGCACGTCTTTGCACAACAGAGAGCCGTCAGCCAGCTGATAGCGGGTTTCCCCCAGCCGGGTATTGAAAAAATATTTCATGGTTTACCTGCGATTCAGGCGAGATAAGAATGAGGGTTGGGGAAGACGATCTCTTTGTAACAGCGACAGTTCGGGAGCTCGCCAGCATGACCGGTCATACCGTCAAGAGTTGGAGGTCGGCCCCATTCGACAAACTTACCCTCCATCTCCCGATGAGAATGTCTGACGTCGCCATCTTCGGCTGTACGCCAGATATAACCATTCGATCCGATTGACAGCGCACGCGCCTGATCCAGCGCGCCGGTTGCGCGTCCAAGCTCGGTACGTGCGATAAGGTTCGCTCGTGAGCGTGACACGTCACCGGACGCAGCTATCTCTTTCGCGAATGGCTCAGCGCGGCCACCAGTCACAACGGCCTCGATGGCTTTGTTCTGAATGTCATACACCCGATCGGCGGCCTCAAGAGGTAGCGATTTGATGTACTTAATTTGCTCGGCGACGATGGATTTCATCACCTGGCCTACCGGGGCGCGGTCAACCATGTTGCGCAGCTCTGCGCTGATGTTTCGGCTGTGCTGACGCCACTGCTTTTCATTCTGGCGCGCGATGTCTGCGGTGAAGTTCTCAGCAACCTTCGTCGCCCAGGGGGTGATGATTTCGCTGTAGCGCTCCAGCGCATCCATGATTTCGGTGACGCTATCGTTTGAACCATCGTAGCGCCCATTTACGATATCCCCGACCGCCCGCGCTATCTGCCGTAGGCTCGTTCGATATCGGATCTCCGCCTGGCGACTCTGGCGGTTTGTCGCCAAGTTCGCCGATGCCTGGCGGCGCTTCGTCTTCAGCATTCTCGATATCCTCGTCGGTAATGGATGCTCCGATACCAGTGACGTCAGAGTTTTCGCGCAGGTCGGTCATTGCCGCCTTACGCGTCATCAATCCATCAGCCAGCGCGGTGCTGATCGCAGTGGTGGTGTTTACGGCCACCGTTGAGCGGTCAACGTCAGACATTTGCCATAGCGGGTTAAACTCAAACGTGAAATCGTCCGGCAGCGGCTTACCTAGATCCGAGCGGTGCATAATGTCCAGTATCCGGCGCATCGGCAGCCGTAAGCGGCGCTCCTGCAATGAGCTCACCCGGTCGTAATAGTTGGCGAGGTCTGCGTCACCGGTAGAGAAGCCTTTCGGGGACTGACCGAACAGGCGTACCAGCGGGATACCAACGGCACCGCTGATCTGCTCAGCGAACTGCGAAAGAATGTCATCCAGACCACTGAAGCTGTACTGGTGGGTTTCGAAAGTATCTTCGGAATCCATCAGCGTCATGCCTTCATTGCTCTGGAACTGGCGAATCAGATCGATGTTCTTCAGCAGCGCTTCGAACGCGGGACCACCCAGCGCAATAAGCTCACGGAGCTTTTTCACTTTGTAGGTACGCAGATGCGCTTTGTAAACCAGCTGCGCCGCACCGACAGTGGCGCTGTCGAACGCAGTAAGCCGATCCCAGATACGCTCTACCACCGACATTCCCCATTCGTTTTCGGTCATCTTCTGCTGGAATGGCAGTGTCACCCCGTCGAAGCGAATCAGGCGGCTGTGATGGATGCGCCAGGCCGGAATGCCCGTTGCAGTGGTCACCACGTCGTAAAACTCAGGTTTGCCGAGATCCGGCCCCATATCTTTAATGCGGCGGGTCAGGACCGGGTTAATCATCCAGCGGTCGAGCGGGAGAATGCCCTTAAACTTGCCTTCTCCAATGGTTTCGAGCCGCAACGGGGTCATTGGTGCTTGCCCCTCGATCATGATGAAGCCAACCGCGCCGCCGTAGAGACGCGACCATTTCAGCACGTCGTTCAGCGCATCCCAGATCTGCAACTCATCCAGCTGCGCTTCGAGGGTGCCACGGTCTTTGGCATCAATCTCCGAAGTAATGCGAATGCCTTTCCGGGTCATATCGTCCGGGATAGCGTCGACCGCTTCGCCGATAACCCACGATCCGCGATATGACCATTCCACCAGCATGCGGTTGCGGCTGGTGAAGTTCGCCCGGTAGGTTGATGCTGAATGCTGGTTAGGCGTCTGCATCCCCACACGGGCGACAAAGTTCTCGTAGCCATCAGCGGTGGCCTGCGCCGTTCGCTGAGAGGCTTGCTTATTTCGTGCCATCAGGCCTGTCTCCCTAGCAGCTCCCAGATGTTCAGGGCTGAATTCATTGGCGCGTAGCTGATCATCACCGAGTCGGCGAGGTTCGGCGACTTGGTGCCGTCAGGCTGTTTATCAACAACGATTTTCCCCACACCGTTAATGGAGTAGGTCGGCTGCGACAGCTCGATGATGAGTTTGTCTTTGCTCGCCATGGCGCTGCTGATTGAGATGATTTCGTCAGGGTTGTAGGCCATCTTCTCTTCCACGGCACGATAGGTGTTCTGGAAAAGCTTGCGCAGACGCCACCAGCTTTGGGCCTTGGCGTTAGCGAAGAAGTCCTTGTTCAGGCGGGCGGCCTGTCCGTTGTCGCCGCGCACCGCTTCGTCGTCCGGATCAAACACCGCGCCGCTACCGCGAAACGGTGTGGCGAGTATTGACGGTCGGCGCGCAGCGTTGCGCAGTTCGTTGATGGCGCGCGCATCGCCGCGAACGCCAGCACCCAGACCGTCCTCGTCGAAGCGAAACTCTTCGAGGTTGTCCTGTTCGCAAAAGCCGAAGACCTTCTCAACGGACTGGTAAATGTCGCTGCCCACGCCGGACCATTCCCGCACGTTCTCCAGGAGGAAGCCGTGACGGGTCGAAAAGGCGTTTTTGTCCCGGCCTTCGTCGGCGACGTCCATCGCGCCCAGTCGTTTGCCGGTTGGCTGGATGCCCAGCTTGATATGCGCGTCGACGGCAGCCTGTACCCAGTCGGACGGGATCAGGACGCCTTCCGCAGATGCGCTATAGTTCAGGTCAAGTTCCTGCGCCACCACCACCGGATTGTCGATTTTCTCGCATTCCCTGCGATACCACTCTTCATCCTTGCGCGGGTCATTTCGCCAGTGGAATGTGAATACCGGTATCTTTCCACCGTGACGCTTCTGCGCGAACGGGTTCGCCATGCCGTTTACCGAACTCAGGTCGATACGGCAGCGGGTAGTTTGCGACAGCGCCGCATCAATCAGCAGAGGACGCTGGAGGAATGCAGCCTCATCCACCAGGTAGAGCGTGGTACGGTCACCACGTCCGATATTGTCGCCAGCTTCGCCTTTGATGACCGCGCCAGTATCGGGAAACTCAACGCGCATGTACGGGGCGTGCTTCTTCTCGTCCCACGAACCGCGAAACTCGACGGGCAGCGTTTCCACGAACTTGCGCGCCTTCCAGAACAGCGCCTTCGGGTCACCGGTGCTGTCGACGTATTCCTCTTTACGGGAGCCGAAGCCGATGACCATTTCTTTGTTGAAGAGGCAGAGCGAGCAGGCCAGGCCGATCGCCGTCCAGCTGAGCCCCATTTCGCGACTCTTTTCGGTGATGCCGTTCTCCAGCCGTTCGCGCCGCTCCATGATCCAGTGAATCCACTCTTCCTGTTTCGGGAACAGCAGAAAAGGGATGGTGACCGGCAGGCCATAATCGATGTTACGCGGGTCAGTCGTCATCCCCCAGTCGATGATGAACTGTGCCGGGTTGGTGCGGTAAAACTGTTTTAGTGCTGGCAGCATTTCAGGGTTCTGGCGAATGCGCTGTAAGCGCTCCATCCGCCATTCAAAAACCATCTGGTAATCAGGGTTCCTGAAGTCGAATTCAAACGGTAGAGGCATAATCACCCCATCATCTTGCGGTAAAGCTCTGCGGCCTGATCTGCGGTGAGGTTGGTCGTCTCGGTCTTGATCGGGCCGCCATCCTTGCCAGTGCTTTCAACCTTCAGCTTATTGGTGTAAGCGTCGCCAACCTCTTTCGCGGCCTGTTCGATAAGCTGCGCCGTCAGGGAGAAGTTTTTCATCCCCTCGGTTTTGGTTGCCATGCGGTCAAGCACGCGGAGGCGATAGGATTTGTTCGCGATCGGAATGTCGCTGGTTTCGGTCAGGAATCGTTCGCGCGTCGCGTGGAACATCTCGATCCACTTTTTGGCGAGCGTCTTACCGCTGGCCTTCGTGGGGTCGTGAGATTCAGCCTGCTGACGGGTGATCTTAATCCCGAATTCTTTTTGGACAGCCTCGACCACCTGCGATGGCGTGTCATAGCACGCAAGCGACTGAATGATGAAGGCTTTCACATCAGGTTTTAATGCAGCCATAAATCACCATTCGTCTTATACAGTCCAGTATTTAAGCCAGTCGCAGCATGCACGTCCCGCACGCTCTGGCAATATCGAGATGAGCAACCTCCGCTGGCTGATTCGCCGCATCAATCATTTCCTGCACGTCCCGGCTTGCACCGTAACGGCGAACCACGCCCACAAACTCTTCCACGTCATGGCCGCGCAGCTTCAGCTTTGGCTGCCCTTCCTGCGTGAACTTCGGCGCACCAAATTCATCTGTCGCCTGGCAGATGTGATAAAGCTCGTGCTCTATCAGCGCGCAGAATTCCAGATCGGAACATTGCGAACAGTAATCGGCGGCCAGCGTGATGATGAACTGCGGCACCCTGCCGAACCATTCATACATCTGCTGCTCCATCCGCGCTTTCTGCCAGCCTCCGGCACGCATTGCCACTTCTTCCGCCTGCCCCAGCACGGAACGCCCTTTCTTCTCGAAAGTGTTCGACGCCCAGAGAAAGCACAGATCCGCTTCAAGCAAATGCTGGTGGTCAGGGTTGTAGAGGTCACCCTCATCGCTCAGGATGTGCTGATTCAGCCACTCGCCAACGTCACTGGCGGGCATTATGCTGATGTACGGCTTCGGGTCAGGTGGCATCGTAAAATGCGCTGGCGGGTGAGGTCTGTTCATGAATAATTCCAGTGCTCCATTATCGAAGCCCCTCAGTGAAGGGCTTCTGTAATGTCAGTCCCGGACGAACGTAACCTTTGTGGTTATCATTCGCCGTACAAGGCGCGTCGCTTCGCGTTGCATTTCATCAATTACTTTTGGCGTCAGCGGCTGACGCGCATATTTGCGCTCAATCTCTGCAAAAATCCCGTTCAGCGCCTCGCTGTCTGGTGGGATAACTTCAACGTTTAATCGTGCCATCGGTTTGTCCTGCCCTGTTGTTCTCGAAAGTCCTGATATCAGCCTTATCCCTGTTGCACTGCGCCAGCGCTGACATCAACGCGACATTCAGGTTAAGACTTGCTCCCCACGTAAACGGGTCGGGTAAATCTGGCTGGGGTGTTTCAGCCGTCAGGCTGGCTGGTAACGGAACTACCGGAACCGGCACGTAGACCGTTCGCGTATTCGTGCATCCGCTTAACTGCGCCAGCAGGCACAACACGAACAGAACAATCATCATCCGCAACAGCAGCTTTGATATCGTTCTCGGCTCTCTGTGACTCCAGTGCGATCTGCTGCTTGGCATGTTGGTTTGTCTCCAGAATGATGTTCGTTATTGCTACGGTGCGCAGGACATTAGCGGTGATGGTCTCAGAGGAATCAGCACGCTGTTCTGCATCGTCAGCGCGACGCTGTTCCTCCAGAAACTTTCCATGATAGTGATCCGCTGACCAGACAAGACCGCCTGCAATACAGGCGATAAACGTCACAATGAGCACCCAATAACTCATTTTCATACCAGCAGCGCCGCCCGCGCTTTGTTGTAGCGGATCTTGCGGTCATCAATGCCATTCAGGCCGCCGTTAATGATGCGCGTAACACGAGTAATATCGGCACCGTAGGCCATGCACCCTTTGGATGTGTAGAACCAGGCGGCAGAGCGTGCTGCCTGAAGTTCCTGTTCGAGCTGTTCAGGTGAAGTAACGAGGTCTAACTTAAGCGCCGCCCCGCAGGTGCGATAATTGTCGAGGCCAGTGATTTGAATTAACCCTCTGCCGCGATATTTCCAGCCGTCGCCGGGCGCTTTGTTACCCAGGCGGTTGCTATACACCAGATTGGCGATAGCATCCTGGCGGGCTGCGTGTTCGGTTGTTCTGCCAAGCGCATCAGCCTGCTGCTGTGTGATCCTCTTTCCGAAGGTCGCCACCAGCGCAGATGGTGTGTAGTTCAAATTTTCTACTACAGCGCTAAAGCCGCCTGACTCATGACCTACCTGCGCGATGAACATGGCCTGATCCGCTGGCGCTGTAATGCCGAATTCTTTCATCGCCGCATCCACTGGCTGAAACCAGCGCGCAGCTAACCCGGCGCTGACACCAGCCGCCATTTGAAATTGAGATTGATTCATTTATTTTCCTCAGTGCTGCCGACTCCGGCGCGTCTGGCAACGATAGCGAGCGCCATGTCACGCAGTCTGTCCGCTCCAACAAACCCGACGAGCGCACCAACGAATGCCCCTGAATTAGCAGGCAGCCCCAGGTATTCCAGCAATGCGGAAACAGCCAGCGCGAATATGCCGCAGATTAGCGCGCCAGTGGCGGTGTAGAGTTTCGGCTTCCCTGCGCGTATGTCGATAAGCGCGGAGATGCCCAGAGCGCATAACCCGGCGTAAACTGACGGCAGATATAGCGCGATCCATTTCATGGTTTGTTCAAAAATCCCGTGAGAGCTATTCATAGGTTCACCTCGCCTGTCTGCGGGTGCTGTGTGCGAAACTGGAATAAACCCAAATGCAATGGGCTAAGAGGGGACTAAGCGCGGCGGAAAGCGTACGAAGCGACGCCCTTTCGCCCTAACTGGCATTCGATGGTGTTCTGTTCAGCGCATTCGAAGCCCTGCTCAGCAAACCAGCGCTTAATACCGTCGTCAGTGAAATACCAGATGTGCTCGTTCTTCCTGAAATGGTGCGAGCGAAGAATGTCTCCGGCATCGGTAAAAATGGGGATCGACACGAAAACAAACTCTGTAGCCTGCTGTACCGCCAGCTCCGGCTCGTCGATGTGCTCCAGTACATCCCACATCGTCAGCGCGCGCCACTGACTGGCGTAGAGGTCAGCGAATGCGCCCCGCTCGTTCAGCCAGGCGATACCAGCCGGATTAACGTCATACCCAAGCGTTCCCGGTCGGGTAGAGACGAACTGACCGGCACCGATACCAACGTCGAGAACAGGACCGTGAAAATGGCGCGCCACCAGCTCAATACGGGATTGCGTTAAGGCTCTGCCCGTTTCGGTGTCGGCCAGCTGCTGATACTTCGCGAAATAATGCTCGTCATACGGGCGTGATGCCGGAACCGGATAATGACCGATGCCCAGCTCCGGGAGGAATACCAGCCCGCTGTTCAGTTCCTGATAAAACGACTTCATTCAGCCAGGCCTCGAATTTTGAATCAAAGTTGGATATGCGTTTGTCGCAATGGTGATCCCACGCTTCGCAGCGACAATAATTGTCCGGGATAGCCCAGCCAACGCGGGATAAATCCATCGCCGGATCGGTGACTATCTCGGGGGCGTTATGCCCACCGCGCCCACCAGCGGCAACATAAACAGGTGTTTTGTACGCAATGGCAGCGGGCAGAGCCCAGCCAACAGGGGTAACCACGACAGCGGCATGCTCTACCAGGCGCATCAGCTCTTTGATATTGAGCTCGCCAGCGTGCATTTTCAGATCCGCCTCTGGTTCTTCACCCACCAGCCACTCTTCCCCGTCCTGCAAATCAGCAACGCTAATCACGCAGAAATGTTTCCGCAGGATTCGTGATGCGCGCAGGAGGTAATCGGGATCAGGGTTTCGGGAGTCGCTACGCCATTCAGAACGAACCGTTGCCGGACGAATAACGGCGATCGGCTTTTGGTGCGTAAACTGCGCCGGGCCAAAGGATGGCAAATCAAGCGCTGCTGGCGTTACGCCGAACTGGCGGCGCATTGCATCAAATATCGAACCGCGCCGCAGATCATCCGGTCCGTAAAATATTCGCTTCGTCTGGCGTGGCGATGGCGGCGGATAAAACTTTGCGGAGCTGCGAAACTCGTTTTTTCGCTGCGTTCTGAGCGCGGTATCACTTCGGACAGCTTTTACTGGCAGGTCTTCGTAAAGTTCCGGCCATGCCGTCTTAATGAATGTCCCCGCAGGCAGCTGTTTGACGAAAGCGCGCTGGTAAATGGTATCTCCCATTCCCAGCATGCCATCGATGTAAATCGGAGGATTCAGCATGTAACCTCGCTGATCGCCGCTTCAAGAGGTAGACGACGAAAGCAATTAAGCGCCGTCTGGCGGCTGCTGTTGATGATTTGGACGCTTCCACGCAGCTGCGCCGCAACCCGGGCAAACTCGCCATGCCAGCGCTTTACGTTCGCTGCTGTCGGGTTATCGAGGGCTGTGTGATCTCCGTGCCAGTGACTACCGTTTGAGACTGAACAATCGAAGCCGAGCAGGATGATATGCCTTGCCCCCAGCCAGTGAGCGAACAGGATCGCTCTCTGCCCCGAATTGAATGTACCGCTGGTATCTGTCGGGAAGAGGCTTACGCCGTATCGGGTGTGCGCTCTCCGGTTACATGACCAGCGTTCGGGGCCATCGGGCAGCGCGGGAATGTTCACATCCCACCAGCGCAAATCGCCAGCGTAAATGTGAGTGCATTCCGGTATAGCTCGCCATGATGAATTAACCGCTATCACATGAAGCCCTGAGCGTGCAGCTATTTGACAGTCAACGGGAGTAAGGGACGGGCCAGAAGCGCAGATGATCGCCGTGTGCATACGTTATTCACCCGTTGGCATTGAGCCAATAAAAAAGCCCCGCACAATGGCGAGGCTCTTAATTTGGTCGACAATCGAAGCTATGGCGACGATATCAGATTTACACGAAATATATGCCAATTAATTCATTTCTGCAATACTTGGTTGATAATTTGCTGCTTTTTGTTGTGAACGTGATCTGGCTACAGCTTTTAATGAGTCTGCATCAAGGAAACGGAACAGGCGCAGCATGGCTTCCCAATGCTCAGCATAGTTTTGTGACCAGTTCGTTACGCTTACCTGAACCAATCCCGCAAGCCATTTACTGGGGGGGATTTCTCCATTTTTAATATCATTCTTCACAGTCTGAGCAGCCAGCCATATCAGAGTTCTCAACCTCTCCATTGTTTTACCCGCTACCTTGCGCGTACCCAGTTTCGATTTGAACTCTGCCCACGCCCATTGCGTAATCGAGACCTGGAAATCAAAGCTGATGTTTTCGCTGTAGTTCCACAGTAGCCACGCTTTCTGGTGGTCTTCGAGTGCCAGAACAGCCCGCCGCCATGACGCAGTTGAAAATTCAACTGGGCTCACCAGAGCAATTGACGATCCCTTGGCACGGGATTGCTTACCGGGTATTGGCGGGTTATCCAGGGTGATCATTTTCCCTGTTACCTCATCCATTATTCGAGGTTTCTTTCGCTTAAAGGTGTTGGTATCAAACTGGGCGTTTTCCAGCCACGCCATTAATTGCCCTTTTGTCGCCCCACTCATATCAGCGGTCGCAACAATTAGTTGTTGCCGTATAAACTCCAGATATTGCGCAGTTGGAAACGTCGCTCGTTCGATAGAACTCTTCTGGTAGGTGTTGATTTCGTTACGTGTCACTGTGAGTTCTCCCGGATGATGATCTGACCTTTCTCTCCCCATAGCTTTGTAATGCGACAATCCCAGACGCTGGAATCATCATCAAACAGGGCATCCATCAGTGCTTTAAGCATGTTGTCGCAGTCTGGTTTTGACTGGTGCGGCTTGCCGTTGAACTGTTCCCGCTTCTTTTTGCTCCAGCTCGGGGGCATTGGCATAACGAAGGTGATATGCGCGCCGGACTCAGGGAGATTAATTTTGCGCAGGCGTGCTTCATCGCAGAATGCGCGGTAACGCATGACCACAGGCCGTGTTTTCCATTTGTCGGCGCGGGTCATGCGGGGCTTGCCGATCGGCGTGATGTCATAAATTTTCATGCTGGCACCACCAGCCCAAGGCGGGCGATCTGGATAACAGTCAGAACGATAGCGCGGTCCATCATCTGGCGGCGTTCGTCGCGCGATAGCTTGCTCCCGTTGTCGATGCTGTCGTGGCAGCAAACGCAGATCGCCGCCGTGGCGCAATCATCGGCTTTCAGGCCCATGCCTTTGCCTTCATTGCGATGCGCTACCTGCGTCCCCCACGAACCGCATAACACGCACTGTTCGATCTGCCCGACAGCAGCGAGCCATTTTTTGCTGCGGTAGGTTTTCTGGCTGGGGTTATTTCGCATTGCTGTCCCCCCAACGCTTTGCCCACTCGATTTCATTACGGGATTGTTCGCTGAAGGCGACGCCCTGCTTGGTGCCGAACCAGTAAATCGCCTCGATGACTTCTACCATCTGGGGAATGGTCATTTTGCTGGTGCGCTGGCCGAACATCACGACGCCGCCATCAAGCCCGGGGGCCATTCGCTGTTCCTGCTTTTTGGTCTTCGCCACCAGCGCAGTGATGAGGTCTTTCCAGTCGTCGGAATCGTATTTATTGCCGAACCAGAGAACCTGGTCGGAAAGATCTTTCAGGAGCGGCCACATCTTGCGGTTTTGAATGGCGGTGCGCGTCGACTCTTTCACGTCGAGAATCAGCGGGCGCTTGCTGTCGACCGGCAACTGACGAATGTAGTTGATAGCGTTCTGCTTAACGCTTTCGTTAACGAGGTGGAATTGTTGGCTCACGCGTCACCCCCAAAGAGGTTAAGCGACAGATACGACAATTCGCTGACGTCGGATAACGTCAGGCGATTGTGTTTAAGCTGGTGGTGCTGCGCCATGGTGTTCTCCGTGGCGCGAATGTCCGGGTGTCAGTTGTTCAGGCTGACAGGGATATTATGGCTGGGCATTGTGGCAAAAGCAATTTAACGCCGACAAAAAAAAGCCTCCGAAGAGGCTTGTATGTTATTGATTACATTGTGACATGTCACACCGCTAATTTGGTTTCATGCCAGCCACGCGTAACCCAGCATTGCGAATCACCGTCGCACGGACACGACTTAACCGGCAGCGCATCGCCGCATTTACCGCAGCGGTTCGCGCTGATTGACTTGATGCGACCACGAACGCGGGCATCGTCCTGGCGGATCAGCATTGCGACGTATTCGCTCATTTCATACGGCGCTCGCCCCGGGCGGCGTGATGCACAATTGCGCTCCAGCATCTCCAGTTCCTGCATATCAAGTATGAGCTCAAATTTACGCCCACCAGCAGCGGCCTGCCGGGCGCGTTGCGCTGCTTTGCGTTCGGCGGCAGATTTAGCCATTATTTCACCTCCACGCACTTGATATTGTTGATGCTAGGCGATGTTTCAGTCCATGAGCGCTGTTCATCAGCAAGGTCGATCGCTTTGATTGCCGCTTGGCATTGTTCCATGCTCTCCATCGGCTCAACCTGCATATTCATGCTTTGGCTGCTGATCACCATAATCAGGAAGAAATAGCTCATTCATCCCCCGGCTTCTGTATTGTTAACGATTACACCGTCGTAAACTTCTTTGAGATGGCCTCTTATATCCATTCGGCGCAACGCGCTATACATGTAATCGCATTCAGCCTGTTTGTTGGCCTGAAAAGGCTTATGCTCTCCCGAACACCACAGCGCGTTTCCCGGCCAGCCGTGAATTTTGTATACGCGCCTGTTCCTGACGTGCAGGAGACCCCAGCCCGGTGGCAAATCAGAAACCTCGATAATGCCAGGCTCAGCCATGAAAAAACGCCAATCACCCATCCCTTTCGACGGTGCAATACGGAAATGCTTTTTCTTGTCCGCCAGAAAATCACTGCGGGAACACTTAACCTCAATCAGGCACGAGGCAAGATTACGGAAGCCGATAGCATCAGGCTGCTCACCAGTGGCAACAGCGGCTACAAAGCGATCATGAAACGCCACCTTGAAACCGTTGTTTTTCAGAAAGCGGCAAGCTATCTGGCAAAGTTCGTCGTGCTTTAAAGCCATGCTCACTCCCCCTTCCCTATTCCAGCTGCTGCGCACTCAGCCTCCCTTTGCTCCCAAAACCACTGGTGAAGCGCCATAAGTTCTTCGTCAAGCGGAGCATATTTGCGGTCAAAATAGGCCTGGGCATCTTTCTCGGATTCGTCCGGTAATTCGCCGGGGCCAAACAGCGTGTTATAAATCCATGCCAGTCCCTTTCTGGCGTCGCCAGTTCCCTGCCATTCGATAATGGCAGCCTGCATAACCAGAATGTTTTTCCCGATTAACAGATCCAGTTCTTTGTGCCGATTGCGAATGTACTCGTTCTCGTCTTTCAGCTCGGCGTTCTGCTTCTCTGCGTCAGCCAACACATCAGCGCGAGCACGCTGCACATCCAGCTGCGTAGCCAGTTCACGCACAAGCGCGGCAGACTCAGCGCAATTCAGCTCTTTCGCCAGCGCATGTCCGGCAGCGACGAGTTCTTTGGTTTTGTTGGTCATACCGCGTTCTCCTGATGAATGATTTCCAGATCCAGCTTTTGAGCCAGAGCGTGTTCCGCTTTTGCGCCTGCGGAGTTCTGCCAGCCTGACAGCAGGAAAATGCCGTCAGCGCAGCGGAGCATCGCGAGACAAATATCCATGTACTCTGGCTGACTCAGGCCATCGGGAAGCGTCGCAGGGTTTAGCACCACATGACCTTCCGAAGCCAGGCGCATAGCCTCAAAATGGAACGCAGGGCGGTTATATTTCGGGATGCCGGTCATTGGCCCAGCAATGTAAATTTTCATCAGAAGTCCCTCTTCTTGTTTGGTCTGGCATCATTCGCGCGGCGTTTCTGCTCAGCAGCAGCCTGATCGCAGTCGTAGATCGCACCGTTGCGCTGGTCGCAGTAAACAACGCCGGTTGGGCCGTGGCGGTTCAGACGCAACAGCAATTCGGTAGCCGCCTGATCTGCGTTTTCGTCGTATGCGCCTTCGCGGTAGATGCCGATCCAGTAATCGCAATCCTGCTCAATCTGCCCGGTGTCGCGGGAATCACTCGGCATAGGGCGTTTGTTGGTGCGCTTCTCCAGATCGCGGTTCAGCTGGGTAAGCAGTACCACGATGCAGTTCAGTTCCTTCGCAAGGTTCTTCAGCCCCTTCGTGATAATCCCGTAGGCCAGGTCGTTACGGTCGGCCTTGTCGGCGGTCATCAGGGTCAGGTAGTCCACCAGCACCATGCCGACAGCGCCGCGTTCGCGTTTGATACGACGTGACTCCGCTACAATGTGCGCCAGCGTGATCCCGGGCGTGTCGTCAACGTACAGGTTCCCGGTCTGGGCCAGACGTCCACCAGCAGCAAAAGCCATTGCCACCTGCGCGTCGTCGTACCGATCGCCATAAAACACGTCGGTATTCACGCGGCTGACCTGCCCGATCATGCGCTCCACAATCTGCTTATCCGGCATCTCAAGGCTGAACATTAGCGCGGGGAGCTGCTCAACCTCGGCACAGTTGACGGCCAGCTGGCTATACAGCGTGGTTTTACCCATCTTTGGACGTGCGCCGATCACCATCAGAGCGCCTTTAACCAGCCCTTTCGGTTGAAGCAGTTCATCCAGCGAGCCGATCCCCGTCGACAGTCCCCGCGTTGCGTCTGAGTCGCTCCAGCGCGCTTCCACCTCGTCCACCCAGTCGCCCATCACTTCCGAAAACTCGCGAAGCCCTCGGCGGTTACCGGTTTTCGCGTAGTCAGCGATATCGGTGAACAGGGTCTGAATAGCGTCAAACTTCTGGCTGGTGGTCATCCCGTTGCGGGAGAACAGCAGTTCAGTGGCGCTGGTCAGCTTGTCTATGCCGTAGCGCTCCATGGCTTTCTCGCGCACCAGCATGGCGTAGTGAACGATGTTCGCCGCGCTGGGAGTGTTTTTGGATATCTCAGCCATGTAAGCGAATCCACCAGCCTGCTCGCCAAGCCCTTTAGATTCCAGCGACTCAATCAGGGTGATCAGGTCGATAGGCTTCTGGTTGGCTACCAGCTCCCGCATCTCGGCGAAAATCACCTGGTGGGGGCGGATGTAGAACGATTCTGGTTTGAGCATCGACATAGCGGTCTGGCAGCGATCACTACCGCTATCCAGCATCATGCCGCCCAGCACGCTTTGTTCGGCTTCGATGTTCTGCGGGATCATGTTCATGTCTGTCATAGCGCCTTCTCCCTGGTTTTCAGCAGGGTGTCAGAACGCAGCAGATAATCGAAACTGGCGCGCCAGCCTCTGTCGTTCTCACCGAAGTAAAACTTTGGTGCTCGCTCAGCGAACGCGGCGAAGTAATTCTCCACAGCCTCGACGGTTGGCTCTTTCAGTTCGGTCAGCAGGCGTTTGATAGCACGGCGACGTTTGTCGTTTAGTGCCTCTGCCTGGGGAAGGCGGTCTCCCAGGGTGGTGTTGTATGCAGACAGTACCGCCTGGTAGTCGATCTGGGTTTTCTTTGAGACAGGTTTTTCTTCCTGCCCGACACACTCCCCCTCTGGGGGTTGGGGGGTATTAGTATTTAATGTATTTATATGTCTTTGGTGTTCCCCTGAATTGAGGGATTCTTCTTCCCCTGATTTAGGGGATTTTCCCTCATTTTGAGGGATACCCTGATTTGAGGGATTATCCCCTGAATTGAGGGATTCTTCTTCCTCGTCATTTATCCCCTGTTTTGAGGGGTTTTCTGTATCGCAGCTTTCACCGGCTGGCAGTAACCATTCGGCGGTGTTTTTATTCGGTCCAATACTCCTTCCAACCTGGGTTAGCAGGTTCATTCCTACGAGCTGGACGCGCGCCTCACTCACGCGCTTTTCTGGCAGCCTTGCTATCTGAGCAATCTGAGAATTGGCAATCCTGTCCATGGGCTTATTCCACCCATAAGTCAGGCGCAGAACAGCAAGCAGGACTTTGAATTGTCGCTTCGTCAGGTCAGCGCCTGCGTATTCTTCCAGAAGCATGTTTGCCAGGCGCGTAAAACCATCATCAAGATCTGCCACCCGACGCTCCACGACCGTAAGAGCCGGTCTGATTGGTATGACTGTTGCGAGATTACCCACGGCTTTCCTCCTTACGCTTCAACTCCTCCAGGATGGCGCGCATCTTCTCGGCCACTACCGGATTAATCGAACGCACGAAGCGGTCGCGGGTATTGTTTTTATGTACAGCGGTCTGGTAATAGCGGTTGTTTTTTGCCATTATTCCTCCTGCAATTGGTCGAACATTTGCACCTGAAAGCCGTTGCTGTCTCACCAGCGCGGCTTTCGCCTTTTCAGAACAGGCCCGGCTGGGCGTTCCGTTTAACTTTTCGCTTCTCAAAGCGGTCAGCAGGTAACTGCTGCTTCTCCGCCCACAGCTTTGCGTGCCGTAAAACATCATCAAAAATCTTCCCCTTTCTGCTTGCCTGGCTCATGCGCTTGTACATGTCGATAGCCTGGAATGCCCCCCCCTGAGCCACTCCCAGAGAGAAACCGAGCTTCAGCAGCTCTTCACGCACATGCTTTTCGATGAATTCGATATGGTTCATGGCTTAATCCCACCCCAGCGGCCCCGGCCTTGCCCGTTCGGCTTTCAGCCCGATATCAGCGAGCGTTTCGACTGAGGCCAGATATTCACGCGACACCAGTACCGCCTCCGGTGGCGCGGCCTGAATACCCAGGAAGGCCAGCTCTTTCGCCATGGTGCTGAAATGCCCTTCGGCTTTACGCCTGCTGGCTGTCGACTCGCTGATGCCCATATGCTCGGCGTAAGACTTCTGGCCCACTGATGCAAGCCGGTTGAGCAGGACGCTTTCTATCTCAACCGGATTGATAACTGGCGGGTCTAACTTTCGTGCGATTGCGTTCTCCATTGGTGATAATTCCTCTATGAGTTGAGCTAACACGGTTAATTAGCGTGATTAGGGTGAGGGAATAAATCAGGAAGATCAGGGCGAATTTCGTAGGCCTGAACCTCCCCGTTAGTGGCTCTCTCAATGCGGATTGCATTGCTTGCTGAGGCTTTTTTCTTTCCATGTAGCCATGCCCAAACAGTGGGCTGACGAACACCACATGCCTCAGCTAACTTTTGCTGGCTGCCCACAATTCCGATTGCAGAGCTGATTGCTTTGTTAACCATAAATAACTCCAGGATTGGTTAGTGAGATGATAATAGCCAAAGCTATTCAAACTGTAAATACCTTTAGCTATTTGACTAACAATAGCCGTGGCTATAATTTTATGAAT